ATGCTGTACTTGAAGCTCTTTCTCAGGGAGCTACTCACCTTATTCAAAACGTTGAAGCCGTAAACGATAATATCTATATCGTATCGGCTACTGGTCGTTACTTAGATACCTTACTTGCAGGTCGAGGGTTAACTAGACCTGAAAACGTAGGTCTTTCTGACGACATTTTTAGACAAATAGGTATTGAAATTTCTACCAGAAAGCAGATCAGGGATTTGGTTTTATCTATCCTTGAAATCATGTACGGTGAGGAATTCACAAGAGCAACGTCTCACTCATCAGAGTTTGAGACTTATGCTTTGCAGGATGGAGATACCCTAAAAATTCAATTTGATGATGCTGAGGTTGTAGAAGTAGTTTTTTCAGCTTCTCAATTTTCTAATATTAATACCGCAACAGCTCAAGAAGTTGCTGATGCTATTACTAAAGAATTGAGAAGATTAGGCAAAACTGGAGCTGCTTTTGCAAAAGATGATGGCGTAGGTGGATTTGTAACCTTAATGTCAAGCACAGTCGGTCCAGCCTCTACAGTAAAAGTAGTTGGCGGTAAGGCTCAAAACAAACTTAAATTTGACGCTATCAGACCCACCACTGGATTAGCCACAACCCAATGGACTTTAACCCAACAATCAGGCGGAGTGATAAGAGCCACTTGGACTGGTGGACCTAACCCATCAGTTGGTAAAGCCAGAAAAGATGATTACGTTAATATTTACGGTACGGCTTTTAATTTAGTTAATCGAGGTACTTTCACTATATCTAAAGTACAGGGAGGAGTTGTTGGCGAAGCTTATGTAGAATTCCTGAATCCTAATGGAATTCCTCAAGTTGTAGTTCAAGGTAATGCTGAAGCTATTTTATTTTTCAATCCAACTCGTACTACTTTATCATCTAAAACAACATACGCAGCAGCTTATCAAACAGAAGCTAGATTATTAGAAGTATTTATCCCAGCTACAACTAAAGTTGTTAAAAGGGATTTGAAGGGTTCGGCTCACGTACATGATAGCGGTCCTTCTGGAACTCAATTAGGTCCTTATGTTTTTGAGACAACCAAGCCCTACATTATTGGCGGAGAAGAGTGCGGAACTACTCAAACAGTAGACTCAAACTCAAACCTTGTAATACAAGTTGATAACTCATCAGACATCCCAGATGCAGCAGGAAACCTTATATTTGCCTTTGGTACTGATAAAGAAGAGGGACCGGTTCCTTATATTGCCAGACCATCGTCCAATACTTTAATGATAAACCCTTCATATAAATTTAAAAATACTCATAATTCTGGCACTAATATTAGCCTAGTAGCTCAAAACTATGTTTATGATGTAAGAACTAATGGTCTAGATTATGCTTGTTATTTAACCGATGTTGTTTCGGGAAGAGTTTACGCTGAGGATTTAATTAAATTAGTAACAGCTACGGGTATTAGGCTTGTAATTACAATTTTATACTCGGGAGATATCGGACTCGGAAAAGCCGGAACTATCAATAGTGAAAAATATTACATTTTTGGGTCGGACCCGGAGTAAACAATGGCTCAATCTTTAATACTATCAGGCGCTCAAGTAAAAGTTTACATCAATGGTAAGCTTTGGAAAGAATGTCAGTCTATAAATTATACTATTGATTATGGTCAGGAATCTATATTCGGTATTGACTCAGCATTTCCACAAGAAATTAGTCCCGGTCGCATAACGGTTCAGGGCTCTCTTTCTGGTGTTTATGTTAATGCAAGCGGTGGATTGCAAGGTAATGATATCACGCCTAGAATTACTCAGATACTTTATCAGCCATATATCTCGTTAAGGCTTAAGGATAGGAAAGTAGATAAAGATATTTTCTTTTGTCCACAAATTGTAATTACCAATGAAAGCACAACCGTAGGCGCTAAAGGTACAGTTAAAGTGAACTTTAGTTTTAGAGGGATTATTCCCTATAGCGCTATTGACCTAGCCTAAATTTTCCCACCAAAATCGGTCAGCTTCCATATCTTGTAAATACAAAGATACAACTTCGGAAGCTTCTTTTAATGTATACATACCAGTTACATAGGCTGTTGCATATCCCCAAGTGCTGTAAGGACTTCTTTTAGAAAGCTCATTAGGCTGGTCAGTAAGATGGAAAAGGCAAAGGCTGACAATATTAGTGTCAGGATTATACCAACAAATAAGGGTGCGGTCATTAATAGTTTTTCGCTCAAGTAACTTCCAACCTTCTTCTTCATCGATAGTCTCCAGTAGTAGTTTCATTCAACCTCGGATTTACAGTCGGGACAATAATAGAAAAAACTTGTTATTAAATACTTTTTTACTTTGTTTTCGTGTCTACAGAATCGGCTGACTCTTTTAGTTTCTTTTGGAACAGGCGGCGGTTCTTCATCGTCAATATCATCAGTGCGATAGGGATGGACCCCGGAATTAGAAGGAGGATAGTAGAAACCAAAATCTTCTTCCTCGTCTTCGTAAAAGGAATCGATTCCACCTTCAGCAAGCATTTTCTCAAACTCTCTAAGAAGCTCTTCTTCATCGCTATTCTTCTTTTGATTTGACATAGATTACAAACGCCTCTCTACTTCCGTTAGTTTCTTGGCATGGTCTACCTGCTACTTTTAGCATTTTAGGATGTACGTATTTTCTTTGAGCAAAACTAACCTCATTCACTGAGCTTTGCCAAGCGTCAAAATACTCAACCTCTAAATTGTCAACGTAGACTTCAGCCTCTTCGTTATCTAGTAAATCTAATAACTTACGTAATTGTTTAACTTTCATACTTCCTCTCCACAAGCCTTACAAACATAGTAATGACTTGTAAGTAAATGTTTTTTAACGGTTTCTTTGTGTGGGCAGCTTCTACCTATATCAAAAGAATTCATAGCCTTAATCATATTTTCAGATATTTGTTTAGACGTAGTACTAAGAATACTTTGAAGGCGTTCAAATTCAGACTCTTCAAGCCAAGCCTGTTCGCCGCTTGATACAAAACCCCTATGCTTAGCTGCATCATCTCGTAACTTTTTAGAATTGCTCATAGAATCTCCTATTGCATATATAATACCATAACGACAAGTATTTGCAACAAAAATATTAATCTTTATAGTATACGCTATTTTTTTCAATCCTCTAAACAATCTAAATAATCCAATAATTATGGTATAATAAAGCATCAAGGTGTAATATGGCTATTAAAAGATCGGCTAACATATTGAATTCGCAAAGATTGGATGTTCCTCACATCCGATCTATTGAATCGGCAATAAGAAATGACTTCGATGAAGTAGCCAAAGGTCTGCTTACAGGCGCTAATGAATCTTTTTTTATTCGTGGTTTTGAAATCAATCTAACGGGAGCCATTGGCTCTTCTTCTACAAGTTTACAAGTACTTGCGGCTGATTCAGCCATTCTACATACTCAATCTTCTGAGTCTGGTACTTTCTTTGTCACCGATGCCTCTGAACCAAATCAAACACTTAGCTCTACAACAAATACCAAAGTAGAAGGGTCTTTCACACCCGGCGCTATAAACTATGTTGGGATTGAATTTGTAAGAGCTGTAGATGATTCTACAACCGCTCAAGTGTATTTTTGGAATCCAACTACAGAAACTGAATTTGTAAAAACAGTACCTTTAGCTCAAACACTAAGTTATAAGTTTGTAATTTCACCTTCCATATTTACATCAAATATACTTCCTTTAGCCATTATCGAAACCGATGCGGCTAATAACGTTTTGTCTGTTGAAGATCGCAGACCTATGTTTTTCAGACTGGGTACTGCAGGCACTAGTACTCCAGACCCTTCTTATGTTTATCCTTGGGATGATGGAAGAGTAGAGAATAACTTTAAGACTACATCTAGCGCATCTTCACCATTTGTTGGTGGAGACAAGCAAATTCGTACCGAAAAAGAATGGAAAGACGCAGTAATGTCTGCCATTAAAGAAATTAAAGGTACGACTTACTGGTATTCAGAAAACGTCTCAGGCTCATTAGTTAAGACTAAGCAAGATATTGCCAGCATGATGATGACGGGCGTTGGAGATATCTCACACAGCGAAGCTATTGCTGGTAAAATTAATTGGTCTAATGATATTCATTTCAACTTTGTAGGTTCGAGACTTACATATACTATTCTCGCAAACCCTGCCACATCTCATATTATTCTATCGGACGACCAAGCCGCTTACATGAAACTGGTTCGTGGTCAGTCGATCACTCCTCTATTAGTTTTTACTAATGGGTCCAGTACCGTAAATTCTGTTGGAGCTGTTTCTTGGACTAATGATGTAATGGCTGGAGACTTTGTAAAACAAGCTTCTCAACTAGATACTAAATATTATAAAATATTGTCAGTAAATTCAGCTTCTCAAGTAACTTTATCTACACCTTTCCTAGAGGCATCTACAGGCGTAGGCGGTTCGGCAGCTCAATATGCTTGGGGTAAATATTTAACTGACGCCGCTCCTTCAACCGACAGACATATTAAAGTAGTTTCTAGAAAAGACGTTCCTTTTGATGAAGATACATATTGGTTAATGTTGCGTCAAGATAACGGCGGCTCATTAGCTCGTGTTTATATTCGTGGTACGGGATTTGGAGAGTTAGAGCAGGGTGAAAGTGCAGAGATTTCAGATAATACGTCTAAGGATGTTCTTGAATATATCGGTTCTCCTTCTGAAAATATTTCAACTCCAGATTATACAGGAGCTATAGTTCCTGCCGTATTTGAACAATTTACTATTACTTTCCCGGCAGCAAATGCTACAACTTCAGGTCAATATTTCCTAGCTAACTCCTCAGGAGATGCTAACGAACATTATTTCTGGATTAATAAAGACGGGGCTGGTGGTAATCCTTTAATTCCGGGTAAATTTGCTAATGCAATTGCAGTTACTACAGGTCAGCCTAATACAGTAGTTGCAGCAGCGGCTACGATTGTTATTAACGCTATTGGTGATTTCAACGCAGTAAATAATTTAGACGGTACTGTAACGGTAACTTTATCACAAGCTGGTAACTGTACAGACGCATCGAACGTTGATGTTGCCGGTCTTTCAATTGTTACAAACACTCAGGGTGCTGGAGCTACAAATAATTATATTGTAGACGATGAAAATCTTACTAGGTCTATCAAACGCTTAGACCAAGCCTTAGGTGATTTTGTAGATTCTATTAGCTTAGAAGGCTATGAAGAAAAAATTGATGTAGTTTCAGGCGCTCCGGCTAATGATAATGAACTTACAGGTCCTGTATCTGTCAGTACTACATTTTCAGTTCCTCTTAATTCAAGAAATAGCGATGTTCAACAAACCTATGTTGTAGGCTCAGG